GAATGTTGTGGACTTTGCAAAAGCCCGCTATGGCCTTGATAAGACGCAGGTATCAAGGTTTATACATATTAACGACAGATTCAGCGAGGACGGAAACAGTGCAGAACTGCAGGACAGATATAAAGGTATGGGATATGCAAAACTGACAATCATGCTGCAGCTTCCTGATGAAATTAATGAAGAGATAAGCGCAGATTTCTCCAAGTCTGAGATAGAAGATATCAAAAAGGAAATTGATGAGGAAAATAAGATATCTGACATTGAAGTATGGATGGAAGGTACACAGGAAGAGGCAGAAAAATATAACGAGCTTGGACAGGTCATGTATCAGCTTTTACATGATATGCCTGAACTATTTACCAAGATCGCACAGTCTTATATAGAAACAGAAGAGCTGATGAATATATTAGCTCCATCAGGAGAGATGATATATTCAGTACGTATTCCGGGAACTGGTCGACTAATGTTAAGTATTAAGGTTAATACCGGAAGAATAACGATAACCAATGTGCGAAGTATGGATAAGACAGAGTGGAACATAGAGGATCTTGCAGATTTTGTGGTAGACATACTTAGCAGAGCTGATACAGAAGATCCGGTTAAGGCATGGACGAGCATCTATAAAGAGGAATATCCGAAAAAAGCAGAAGTTGCACCGGTGCAACAGGAAAAGCCCGCACAGAGGAAAGAGAAGAAAGTACAGAAAGCCAAAATTGAGAAACCTAAGCCACAGCCAGCAGAAAAGGATGCGGAAGAAGAGCAGATACCAGGGCAGGACAGCGTGCTTAATCATTCGGAGTATTTACCGGAAAACAGCAATAACATGCCGGCGGTTCAGGAAAATATACAGAATAATACGGCTATTATGGGAAATACGACGGAAAAACCGTCAGATTCCTCAGAAATGATAAAAACTTCCGGGGAAACACCGGATTTTGAGAAAGATATAGAAGAATCTGAAAAAACATCATTAAGAATGGCAACAAATGCGATAAATACAGAATGTGAGGACGCTTCGGAGAGTATAGAAAGCTTTATGAACTGCTGGGAAACAATATGTGAGGCAAACCGCAAGATTGCGCTGTTTATCGAGGATTACAGCACAATGGATGTGACACCTGACAACATGGCAATAGAAGCTGTCCGTATAAATGCAGTAACATTAGCTAACGAATTAGAGCATTTGAAAACGCTGTAAACCGCATAAAATCAGAATGGGAGGTCGAATATGGCAATAGGAATAATATGTTATATAGCAGGAGTAGCAACGACATTAATAGTGATGGAATTTTGTAAGGCAGGGAGGAACAACTAATGAATAGAGACTGTATATTGTTTAACGAAAAGCAGGCAGATTGTAGAGGGCTGGATAAGCTGTATTGTGCAATAGAGGACAAGCCTTGTTTGTTCTATAAGCCAGAGGCACTGTATAACAGAGATGGAAGTAAGAAAAAGTATAAAGGGAAGGTGAAATAGATGCGAAAGGCAATTCCTAAGCATACAAGAGAATTAGTGTATGCGAAATGCAACGGTCATTGTGCTTATTGCGGCTGTGATTTGGAATATAAAAACATGCAGGTAGACCATGTTATTCCACTAAACGGATGGAGCGAACAAGGTTCAGATACTATTGACAATATGCTTCCGGCTTGTAGGAGCTGTAATCATTATAAAAGTAGATCAACATTAGAAGGATTTCGTCAAATGCTTGAAGCTATGCCTGATACATTAATGCGAGATTGTGTTACATACAAAAATGCCGTTAGATTTGGTTTGGTAATACCTAACAAAAGGCCGATTAAATTTTATTTTGAGAAATTATCAAAACTAGATGTGACAAATGCGTTAGAGATAGCAAAGGCAGGTGGAATAGATGAACAGTAGATATTTATTTAAAGCAAAAAAGAAGAACTGGCAAGAATTACTAGAAGACGAACAATGGGTTACTGGTACGATAATGTATATAGAGAATAAGTGTATGATGCTTATTGAAGACGAGAAAAATCTGCTTACATTTCATTATCTCGATGATGAAATGTGGAGTGCAAACATATATGCAATCGAAGTAGATGAATCTACAATTTGCGAATGTACAGGATTGACAGATAGGGATGACACGCTGATATGGGAAAATGATATTGTTGAAATTCTTAGCAAGGACGGTCGATTTGTTATTGAGTGGTCTGATACAGAAGCAAAATGGCAAATGCATAACTTTGAGGAAGAATATACAGTTAATTTTGACAATTACTGGTCACATGAAGTTGAGGTTATCAGCAATAAATTTAACAATCAAGAGTCATTAGAAAGTGAGGAAACAATATGATTAAGTGTAACAAAGGAATTGTAGAAATTGAGGGAAGAAACTTTGGAGAGATAGAAGCGGACTTAACAACATTAATAAAAGCAACATATGAAATTATCGCTGAAAAGAAAGGCGAGAATTATGCTAAACAAAGAATAGAGACGGTATATAAGAGAGCCTTTATGTCGAAAGAGGAACTAATAAAAGAATTACTAAGAACAATAGGGATGATATAGGAGGAATAAACATATGTGGACAGTAACAAAGAAAGATGGCAGCAGTCTTAATATAGCCAGAGACAACAGCCTTGTAGTATACATAAATGAGCTTAACAACGAATCAGATCTTGATGAGATAGTAAAGATAGAGAGGTGTCCGGATGAGCAGAAGACGACATAAACACCTATGTGAGTATACCTGCTGTGAGCAATGTTCTAAGAGCGTGGCGGCAGACGGAACATATACATGCAATAGAAAGACGATAATAGAGAATTATATGCCAACAGAAGAATACTTCTGGTGCGATGGAGAGATGTTTATTAGGAGGGAGTATGAAAAATGAAATTAATAATAGAAATGCCAGAGGAATTTGAAATACATTTTATGCAGGATAAATTTGAAGATTTCTTTATAAGAATCATTGGGGATATGAGTAGAAATGTTCCTAGTTTATGTGGAGTTGACGAGAAGGAGATTGCTGAAATGTTTAAAACAGCATTTTTAAATAGTAAAGTAGTCAATAATGATGTCAATGAAGCTGCAGATTATCTTGAAAAAGGAAAGGAAAGAAATAAGGCTATAGAAGATTCGAAAAGGGCTGTGGCAAAGGCAATATGTATAGGGTGCGGATATCTCAAAGAGACAGAATGTACATATACTGGCAAGAATTGTGGAACTAGCAAACCAATGTTAGAAGTAGCCATGAAAGCATTAGATAAATTAAAGGCAGGTGGTTTATAATGCTAACATTGCCAATTCAGAAGAAATGGTATGATATGATTCTTTCAGGAGAAAAGAAAGAAGAGTATCGGGAAATAAAAGAATACTACGAAACAAGATTCCAGAATCTGTTTGGAGCAATAACTATATATCCATCAAGTTTCTTTTCAGATAGAAGCAAATATGAACTGTTGCAAGGAGAGGCAGTACCAGAGGAGATAAGGAAAGACAGCATTCAGGAGATTATTTTCCGTAATGGATATAGCAAGGATTCTAAAGCAATAAAAGCCAGCTGCAGATTAAGGATTGGAAAAGGGAGACCAGAGTGGGGAGCTGAACCAGATAAGCAGTATTATATTTTGGAAATCTTGGATAAGGAAAAACTGGCAGCAGATGAGAAGAGGGTAGGTGATGAACAACTTGAAAAATAACAATATTAAAGACCTTCTTAAGCAGTACAATGACTTAGTTAAGGAGAAACAGGAAATACAGGCCGCGATTGATAAGATACAAAGAGAATTGGATAAAATGGAAGCTGAAGGATATACGGAAAAGGATAGTGTTACAGGCGGAGATGGAGGTAAGCAGCATTTTGTTGTAGAAGGCTTCCCTTATCCGGCATATTCACACAAGAAGACACTTCTTCTAGTGCGACAGCGGCAGCAGATAGACATTAAAGAGAAAATAGACACTCAGATTAACCTCATAGAAAAGTGTGTAAATGAAATTGACAACAGTAGAATGAGGCGGCTTATAACATTAAGATACATAGAAGGCTTATCCTGGGTGCAGGTAGCAAGAAAGATGGGAAAACACCACACAGCGGATGGCTGCAGAATGGCAGTAGAAAGATTTTTAGCAAAAATTTAAAGTTTGTTCGCTCTGTTCGTTTTGTCTGTGTTAATATCTAAACTGGACAAGATGGATGAGGTAAAGCATAATTTCTCCTTAATTAAATACCCCTGATGAGGCACTGGCTTAATGCTGGTGCCTTTTTATATGCAAGAACAGAAAATGTTAATAAATGTTAATAAAAGGCAGGTGATAATATGTTAAAGCCAAAACAGATAAAATGCTTACAGTTGCTGGTTAGAGGGGACATGACGGACAAAAAAATAGCAGAGGCAATTAACATTTCACCGAAGACATTATGTGAGTGGAAAAAGAACTGTGAGGAATTTCAGAGAGAGTACAATAAGATGATGCGTTCTAATCTGCAGTATGCTGCACCAAAAGCATTTAGAAAGCAGATTAGATTGCTAGATTCTCACAATGATATGGTGGCTCATATGGCTGCTAAAGATATTATGGATAGAGCAGGATTTAATCCGATTGAGAAAATAGATGCTAATGTTAACGATTCTGTAAAGGATGAGCTTGCAGAGCTTCTTGCTCAGCGTAAGGCAAGGGGTGAGCCTGATGCTTCTAAGTGATAAGTATTGGGATTACATAGATACACCGGCAAGAGCAGAATTCCTTGAAGGTTCTACTGCATCAGGTAAGACAACAACGGTTGCTGTGAAGTTTATCATGAATGTAGCAGAATCAGATATGAAGCTGCATGTTA